GGATGGTCAGCGCCCGCAGCTCGTCTGCAGTATATTTGTACGCCATGGCCTGGTTTCGCATATCCATATGCGGCGTTGGCGACATTTGTTCGGCTGTATCCAAAAGGAGAGTTCGCAAGGAGGCGATGTGGCGATGTTCATACGCGGCAGATAGGAGTTTTCCTGCCATGTAATCTTCATCACTTACGCTCCTGTTATAATTAGCCCTAACAGGTAGCTTACTCACCACACGACCAAAACTTGGAACGGGAAATGTTCTCTTCACGCTGGGCACGAACCTCTTCCTAAGGAACGTAGCTTGTTCACGCTTCTCCACAAGCTTTATTTCCGATTGCATGCCCATGCTCTCAGACACCACACGAAAACCGTCACACACACCGGTCCTTTTCTGAGTCGTGTAGGTCATATTGTCATCCCCGTATACAAAAGTGGTACTGTCCGTAATCCCTGCTTGCTGCAATGCCGCAAGGGACACGCATGCATTCACATATCCATTACCCGTGGTAGTGGTGACCTCACCACTCCACCTCTGCCCTGTAACCTTGCCCTTCAACCCGTACCTGGTGAACACCCTCACCGACGTGTTGGCAGCAAACTCACGGACAAACCACTTTGGCGCGCCCAGTTTGTAATAAAACATGGACTCCCACTTGCGAACTCCGGCAGGTTGCGTTCCGTCGTTGTTCTTGAAATCGTTCTCAAAGGCCTCGCCCGGGGTATGGTGCACTAAATCTGCAATCTCGTCTGCCGTGAGCCCAACGCAGTATAGGACTTGATTCCCTGTGTTCCTGGGATTCCTGCGATTAAGCTCCTCGACCAACCGACGAGACAAATAGTACACAACGGCGCCCATCGTAAGATTGTACATGTCGCCTCCTTGATAGACGACACGGGGCTGCGCACCATCGTGTTTCAACAAAGCCTCAGATTTAGCAAACACCACCTTGTCTGTGTAACCAGGCAACGTGAAGTCCTGCGAATCAAGCAACGCCTCTAGCCTCTCCCGCTTTTCACCGCTCATCTCAGTGAGATAAGCCTCTATCGCCGAGCGATCAAGCCGCACTTCCTCACGCTCATGGATCTTGTCCATGAGCTGGCGGTGACCCTCCAAAAACAGATCACTCACGTCATCACGCGGGCGATAGTCACACCTTTTCTTTACAGCCTGAAGAGTAGCGCCCTCAGATTGCGCCACGACCTGCACAGGCACCCCCTCCACAAGCGCGCCCTTCACTGGTCGTGAAGTACGGGGGGGATCAGTGGTTCGCGTCACATTCACCTGGGGCCTTATATTGTCGTACCGTACCTCAGTAGGATAATTGACGGGGTAGTTATCTCGCACCCCGCCGACTAATGGTAAGGACCTTGGGAACTCATACTCG